ACCGGGTATGATCGCCACGGATATGTACCGGGCGGCCTCCCAATAAAATGTGTTCTGCATCATTGTTTACCCTCCCGGTTGCGATTGATGGCATCGGCCATGATTTCACCGATGGCGTCAGCGTTTCGGTTAATCACCTCTTTGAGCGTCGCAAAGACGCGGAAGGCTGGCGTTTCATAGGCGGTTGCCCGCACGGCTTCCCAGTAAACAGCCAGTCCAAGTTTGTCGTTGTCCGTGGCAACGTCTTCGATGTGGAGGACAAAGTGGCCGCCTTTGGGGGCTGGCTTGACATTGGGGGCTTGCTGCCCCTTGTCCTGTTGATGGTTGGTGCTGTACATGATCGTGGTGTGGTTATGATTCTTGATCATCATGAAGGGCGATCAGGCGGTTAAGCTTGCCCAGCATGGCGTCCCTCTGATTTTCGGGAATGTTCACGGGCCAATCCTGGCCCGTGCGGATGATGTTCTGTAGTTTGTTCCTTTCCTCCCAATCCACCACGATGCGGACGCATTTGCTGTCTGCCCGCATGGTGGCGGAGGTGATGTAGGTGCGGATGTCCAGCGTGCCGTTGGCATACCGGATCAGGGCAATGTATAAAGGCGCGGGCATAGTCAGGAGGCGGTGGCCAGTTTTTCCAGTTGCTTGTGGACGGCTACAAAATAGCCCCATGTAAATTCCTTTCCGGCCTTGCGGGCGGTCGTGGCGCCGGAACGCATACGCTTGGTATAACGCCCCAAACCGTACTGCTTGACCATTTCCTGCACAATCTTGAGCGTGGCCGGGTCGGGGTCCGGCAAGCCGAACGCCTGCCAGACGCGCTGCTGGTCGGCATAGGTGATGTTCTTGGGCAAATAGATATTGATGCCGCGCAGGATGGTCTGGCTCAACACTCCTTCCCAGCTCGCAGGCATCCCATGCCATTTCACCTGCCCATTTTTGGACTGGCCGGAAAGGGTCTTCCCCCATACATCCGTGCCTACCAGGGCCATGCCGCAATGCGTTTCATCATAGATTTCCCGCAGGGTTTCTATGGTTTTGAGGCCCCGCGCTCCGGTCATGCACACCTGATGCACTTCGTCAAAAATCAGGAGATGGGACGGAGTAACCGTCTGCTTGATGCGGTCCACCATCTTTTCATAGCGCAGGTTTTGCCCAAGGCCCAATTCACGGGCAATCAGGTTCACGACACGCAAGGCGGAGGGGGACGTGGGTATGCGTACCAGCACCACACGGCTTGTGTCGCAACCGGCTTGACGGTCGGCAATATCCTTGCGCCGCTTGTATTCTTCGCAGGCCCAGGTTTTGCCGATTTGAGGGTTTCCCACCAGGCTGACAATCTCCTGGTACTCCACGGAGTATTCAAATGCCTGGGTGATTTTGCGGAATATGTCCGTATCAACAAAAGGAATGCCCGCAACCCACGTTTTGTTGTTGTACCTGCGCCGGAAGTTGGCAATGCTGTTCACTACCTGGTCCGGAGCGGCTTCCCGGCTCTCATAAAAGAGTTTGGAAAGCGTGGAGGGGGAATAGCCCACAGTTTCGGCGGTTTGCTTGAGCGTCCATTTTTCCTGTTTGGCCGTCGCCACCAGCCAGGAAAGCAAGTCCTTGGTTCGTGGATCGTAGCCGGATGCCGCCAGTGATGCGGCGTAATTGTCCCAGAGGGATTCGGTTGTTTCTATTGCGTCCATATTGTTATTGGTTTTGTTGTTGTTTGAAAAAAGAGCTTTAGCCGGGGATCATGTCTTCCAGGGAAAGGTGATATTCCGCTTCTGTTTCTGGCTCCGGTTCGTCTTCCCTGTCAGGCAAGGATGGAGCGGCGAACACGTCCACGCCGGGGACAGAGGGGGCGCCGGGCAGCGCGTCCCGGTCATCCGGGAGGGCGTCAGGCTGCTGGCGCGCCAGACGGAGCACGGCATCATTGTGTTCCTTGAGAGCCGCCGCGCTTTCCCTGGCGGGGGCATTGCGGACTTTGTAGTCCATCATCAGATCAGCGCGGCGGGAAGCGATCAGGCCCATTTGGGATTTCACGGCGTCCTCGTCGTTCCGGGCGGCGGCCACGCTCAACGGAGCCGCCCCCAGGATGCCGCCGCGCTTGTCCAGCACGATCACCGTGTCCGGCTTGAACGGGTTGATCACTACGTCGTGCTTGTCGTCCGCCAGTTCATGGCGGCGTCCGTCGTCAAGGTCTGTATAATAGGCATGATAGATGCGCGGTTCCGGGGAAAGCGTTTTGTCCTGCAAGGTCATGTACCCCCGTTTGACGGTCAGGGTACGCACCTTTTCCGGTCCCAGCAGGGTGACGTACAGGTCCAGCGGTATGCGCCAGAGTTGCTTTTTGCCCTGTTCCCACACGGCGGAGGGAGACAGGCGCGTTTCCCGGAGGCGGGAGGGATCGGCCAGCACCAGTGCGCGGATGGCCTGCCATGCCTGTAATTCCGCCTGTCCCCTGGTGGGATCGGGAAGCTTGTTCTCCGGCGTCCAGACGCCTTCCGCCAGCGCATACTCGCGGATCATGTGGCCGCATTCCCGCCAGCCTTCCAGCATGTGGTTGGTGCGGTTGTTGATGATGGCGTACACGTCCCGCAGAATCAGACTGAACTGGTAAAAATCCAGGAAGGGGGATTTGATCATGTCGGCATACTCGCCCAGGCGCGGCAGCGCCTTGCACAGCTGGTTCTGGTAGGCGATCATGCCGTCGGTGCTTTCCGGCTGGCGGCGGTCGCGGCCTGACTGTCCGGGCAACGCCCCCAGTACATTGTGAATCAGGCTGTGCAGACATTCGATCATGGCTTTGTAGCGCGGATTACCCGCGCCGCGTCCGGCCCAGCCGCCCATCAGGGCGTTGCCGGCTCCGGTTATGCCGCCCATGCCCACGCGGATCACGCCGCCCGTGCGGTCGTGAAGCGCGGCAATATATTTTTCGGATAGATTGGCCGTGCCGTGTTCCATCATCAGCAGGCAGCCATCCGGGTGGTAGCCGGTGGAATAAAGAATGTTGGCCAGGAAGAGGCGGAACATTTCATTGTCCAGAGCCTTGCGTTTCTTGGGATCGTCCGGCAACGCTACAAAGGGCATGTGCCCCCAATCAAACCGGCAGCCGGATGCAACGTCATGGACGCCGAATTCCAGCACGCGCACAGGCTTTCCGGCAAAGGTTACGTAATGGTCATGCCATACGTCGTCGAACATGTATTGACCTCCCACGGGCAGCCCCACGCGGGAAGTGCGCACGTAAGGCAGCACGGCAGCGGCGGCGCGCGATCCCCATTTGCCCTGCTGTTTTTCGGCTTTGGTGCGGGCCAGCACTTTGCGGAGATTGGCCGCAGAGCATCCGGGCGGCAATGTGGCTCTGGTCCAGTCCTCGAACCCCGGCACTTGTTCCCGGCCGGAAATGATGCGGTGCTGGATTTCCAGAATGCCCTGTTGCTCCGATCTCTGGTGCTTGTCCAATATGGCCTTGCCCCAGGCAATGAAACGGGGGGAATGCACTCCCGTGTCGGAGGTGCGGGATTTAAGCGTGTTGCCGTTCACCAGGGCGCGCCAGTTGCCGGGGTCTTCCCGCCAGGCATAATATCTTTTTTTGGCAAGCCCCTTGCTGCACCCCATGGCCTTGGACAGCCGGTCGATGATGCCGCCCGTACCGCATACCGGCAAGCCGGAAGGCAAGTCGGAAAGGGCCGCCAGCCAGCAATAAACCCGGTCGCGGGTAGGCATATCAAGTGCCAGCCAGTCTGGATCATGGGCGGGTACGGGTACTTTTTTCATAGTGGCTTAAACCGCGGGGAAAGGGATTGATGGGAGGCCGTCGCCGTGACCGGCAAAAACATCCGCCACAGGAAGGTTGTTCGGATTGCTGGGGCGGTCCTGGGCGGATTTGCGGGCGGCCTGTACCTGGTCCAGGGTGGAGCGCAGCACGATTTCCAGGGCGGCCAGGTCGTCCTTGTCCAGCAGGGCATGGCGGCCAAGGTCGCAGAATTCGCTTAAGCCCTGGCAAAGTTTGTTTTTGGCATAGGCGGCCAGCTTCCTGGCTTCCGCGAGTTCCGCTTCCGGGTTGGTTTCTTTTTCCCTTGCCGGGCGTCCGTCAGGGTTGCCGGATGCCTGGAATCCGTGAGATTTGGGCGGAGTGACCACGCCAAAGTCAAAGTAGGCTTGCCGGAGACTGTCAGCGTCGGAAAGCTTGCTGATCTCTTCCAGCGTGCGGGCGTCTCGGCGTCCGCTTTCTATAAGCGCCACATCCACCGTGCCCAGCCTTTTGGCGCGCTTGAGCACTTCCCGGTGGAGTTTCATGTATTTTTGAGCCGTCCTTTTATCAAAAACGAACCATGATTCGCTTTTGGGGCTATCCTTTTTACTATTAAATAGTTTTTGAAAATCACCATGTTGAGAGGCGGATTTCATTCTACCTAGCAACCCGCCCAGCACCACCGCCGTCATCCAGCGTTTTTGTTCAAGGTTTTGAATCTGATTTGTCAATCCGGTGATTTGGCCGTGGAGCGCGTTGGCCCGGACGATTACAATTTCCCAATCCCGGTTGGTAGTTGTCACCTCATTTTGAGGCAGGATCTGAATCTCATATTTCATCTTTGAATTTTCTGAAAGCGATTTTGATTTTGCGCATGGCGGCGCGCTCAATGCTGAAAACCCGTTGCCGGGTCAGGCCCAGATAGAGGCCAATTTCGCGCTGTGTCAGGCTGCCGGCATGATCCAGGCCATAATGGCGCCGGAATTCCGGCACCCGCCAGAGGGCCTGCCAAATGGCCCATTCTTCCTCCGTCATGGGGGTGTCCATGTTCACGTCGGCCTCAGGTTGCATGGCGTTACTTGGTGAGGGGTACAGGCAACACGGCGGTGCGGGCATCCTTGAGGCCCTCGCGGATCTGGGCGGCTTCCTTGTCCAGGCAATACACCACCGCCCAGGCCACCAGCCAGCCCATCAGGGCCATAACGGCAACGGCTCCAGCAAATTTTGCAATGTCCCGCATAGTGATATTGATGTTAATGGCGGAGGCGTTCAGGAAGCTTGCTAATCCTGTCCAGCAGAGCTTTACTCTGTCTTATCCCTGTGAGGACGCTGGCCAAGTGCTGGTAACAGACACCTAATTCCGGGGCAGCTGTTCTATAGCTCCAGCCCTTGTCCTTGAGTTCTTGCCGTGCTTTCACCAGATTCCCGGTCAGGGCTTTGGCCTTGTGTTTCTCTTGTGCTCGTGCGAACATAAGAAATCAGATATACGATTTATGAATTGAGAGCAAGGAAGAAATATCATAATTATGAATTTTTCTCACAGACTGATGGAGGCAATGGTGCGGAAAGGCATTAACCAAAAAGAGCTTTCAGAAATTGCAAGTGTTCCTCAAGGAGCTATATCAAACTATTGTAATGAGAAAGGCATGCCATCCTCGGAGGTGCTTTATAGGCTATCAAAAGCACTGGAAGTGTCTATGGAATGGCTTATATCTGGAGAAACATCTCGCACAAAAGATCCTGCCCCGCAGGACAATCATTGGCGAGACCGCGCTCTCAAGTCTGAAGAGAAGCTGAAGATGCTGAAATCAGCCATGCAGGGGTGGCTGAAAAAAATTTAGCAAAAATGTTCGCGGGGGAACAGTTCTCTTGACATAACCAAAAAAAAATAAGAAGTTGCCGGAAATAATATGAGTGAAGAGATAGCTATGAAAGGATCTGAATACGAACTATCTGGTGATTTTTTTATCAAATTATCACACGATGGAGTTATGACATCACGTTCCTTAAGGGATGTTCTGAGCGGATTAGATAGCGTAATAAAAAGTTGTACTCCGATTCTTTCCGAGGTATATCAGGAACGGGTAGCATTGGAAGGGCTTGCCATTGGATCAATACAATCAGGTAGTTCTTGGTTAAAAAAACTCAAGTTTATTACTGAAAAAACTCTACCAGCATTGAATAGTATGGATCCAAAAATCGTTATTCCCATCTGTCTTGCCGCTGTCTTATGGAAGGGAATAGACGTTTTTAAAGAGGGCGGTAGAACGAATAATTTGATAGGAAATGATATCCGTATAGAAAACAATGCTCCCATCATTATTGGGGAAAATACGTCTCCACAACTCAAGGAAGTATTACTAAGACAATATCCAGGACGAGAAATGGAAATAGATGCGGTTTTAGAGGCTGTGGATAAAGCCTTGGAAAAAAAAGTTACATTGTTTGAATCAGCAAAAAAAGGATTAGTTAAATTAAAATCCCCTAATGGACAACCTGTTTTCGCAATTACTTTGGGAAATGAAGAAGAAGGGTCTGCATTACCGCCGCCAATTTTGACACAAGATCAGTTAAATTTTGTGCCTGATAAATACGAAGAGCCGGAACAAAAGGAGCAAAAAGCCTTTTTTGGTGGAGTCTTGTTAAACGTAACGCGAATGAGCAAGAGTAAGGAGAAAGTAAGTTGGTCAGCACAAGTAGAGGAGGATGAAAATATACCTTTACCTAAAACAGTAAAACAGCTCATTGTTGATTCACCAGAATTACAAAAAGAGATATTCGCCCACTCTCTAGATAGGCCTTTTCGTGCAGATATTTATGCTGTTTATATCAGAGATGGTAAGGGAAATCCTATTTATAAGAGGTACATTTTAAAATCCATAGAATAAAGGATATTTGTAATTTGGAGAAAAATAGTAGGATGAAAACATGGCAGATATACACTCTGATTGGCCTTGCGGCATGTATAACCTTGATGCAAGCATGGACCACTTACCGTATGGTGCAATCAGAGGCTGTATTTCCAATGAAAGCAGTTCAATATCTAAAGAAGAAAGAGTTTGATAAACAGTTAAATACATTAAAAACAACTACTTATTACTGGAGAGCTATCCCAAAAGATCAATTGACGGAAAAATATGTACAAGAAGAAATAGACAATGATGACCTTGTAAAAAAGGGGAGTGTTGATCGAGATACTGTTGAAGATAATCTCCACAAATTACTAGATCCTATTTACGATGAAGAATATGTCGGTACTTTGTACGAAACTGATAAAGATGTAGTTATCGTTTACAAGAAAACAGAAACAAGCCACGCTACCACGGAAGACTTTTTCTATCATGATCCCAATAATCCAGAGGATTGTGATCCTTTCAAATAATCTTTCCTACATTCCTCTTACAAACCCCATGCAATATCATTGCATGGGGTTTTTACATGGCCTGAAATATTGGAACAAGGCTGTTGCCCGTGTGTTATATTATGCACATGGACGCAAATATCACTCGCTGGGTGAAGGGGGGAACTTGTGGAGTGACGGAGGCCGCCCGAATCCTTGGTTACAGCCAGGACACCGTGCGCCGGATGATAGAGGACGGCGAATTGATCGGTTGGCGTGCCAGGCGCGGAGGCCGTAAATTTTTGATGTACAGGGCGCAAGTAAAAGATGTCGCATCCAGGGCGCAGGCTCAGGCGGTGCAGTATGCGCGGGACATGCAGCAACTGACGCTGCCCCTTTAATTTTGCCGCAAATGCCGCAAATACAGCTTTTGCGGCAAACGCCGCTTTTGCCGCAAACGCCGCAGCACCATCCGGGAAATGGGCTAAACTGCCCACATGAACGACGCGCAAAAACAAGATTTTGGAGCTGCAACGGATAGTGGAACGCATGACGAACAAACCCTCACGTTGGGAAACGTCGGGGTGAGCGAGCCGAAGGCGAACGAATCAAACGCCGGGGCAGCTGCCACGCAGCAAACGGCAAAGAAGAATACGCCCTGGTATTTAAGCCGGACATTTTGGATCAACGCTGCCGCCCTGGCCTCTTTATTGGTGCCGGCAGTGAGGGATTGGCTTGAATTCAACCCTGTGGAATTTACAGCCGCTCTTGGGGCGGTCAACGTATTGCTCCGGTTTGTGACCGTGGGCAAATATCAATTTGCGGAGCCGACCGGTGATCAGGATGGAGGCGTTGACGAGTCAGCGCCGAGAGCGTCCAACACGTCCGGCGCCGGCGGCTCCGCCCTCCTGCTGATGATCGGCATGTCCCTGGTCATGACGACCTGGGCTTGCAGCAGCGCGGATAAGCAGACCGCCGCCAGCGTGGCTCTTACGGATGGCCAGGTGGTGGTCATCCGTGGCGGCTCGTCCCTGGTGGTGGACCGTGACAATCACAGTGTTTCCTGGTCCCAGTCCACCCCGGACGTGGTTGTGGTGCCGCCCGTGGTGCAGGCAACGGGTAAGTGATAGCAGGCCTTTAGTCTTTAACAGGTAAATATGATGAAAGTAGCACTGGACATAGGGCATTGCTCCACGGGCGACCAGGGCGCAGTGAGCCGCGACGGCCTGGCAGAGCATCCTTTTTGGGCGCAGTACACGCCGGCAATCGTCAGAGAACTGGAAAAGCTGGGGCACCAGGTGCGCGTCTTCCGGCGCGAGGATTACAGCCGCAGCATCAAGAATGAATGCGTAGCCATCAACGCCTGGGGCGCCGATGTAGCCGTGAGCCTGCATCTCAACTCCGCCGACAGCCCAGCCTGTAAGGGGGGGCATGAAGTGGTGCACTACGACGGCAGCAAGAAAGGCATTGCCCTGGCCAAAGCGATAGACGCGCAGTTTGACCTGATTGCGGAGCTGGCCGACCGCAACATACGGACGCCTTATGCCAACCGTGGCGACGTGTTTTTACAGGGCACCGTCTGCCCGGCTGTGATAGTTGAGGGGGCTTTCCTCTCCGTGGAATCCGATGTCAAATTTATCCGCAAAAAGGGTGAGGTACTGGCTCAGGCCGTTGCTCACGGCATCCATGCTTACGCAGTGCAATGTGGGGCGTAATTGCAGAGGCGGCGGCCACCATGGACGCCGGAGCGGTGGGCCAGATGCTGGCCTACTTAATGGGAGCCGGCGTGATCGGCGGGGGTGGGTACGCGATGGGCAAAGCGCGTAAGTCACCCCAGCAATCAGAGGATGCCCAACGCGTTTATCTGGAAGATAAATTCGCCACCCGTGAAGAAGTTGCCGAAATCAAGCAACAACACCGGGCGGAGGTGTCCGACCTCCACGCTCGCCTAACCGGCATCACGGTCAAGCTCAATGAGATGTACGGACAGCAAAACATGATGATTGAAATTCTTAAATCACGGAAATCACTATGAACCAACATGCCAAGGTTAAAATCGCCATCCTGCGCAGTCTCAAGCGGATGCCCAAGACCTACACGATGCGCGACGAAGCATTGCGCGCGGAGGTCTGTCTGGACGTGCAGCCGCGCCCCACGCTGCTGGAACTGGAAGACGCTCTTACGGACCTGGAACAATCTTCCTGCATTATCGGCACCCGCAACGAGCTGACCGGGGAACGCAAGTGGATGATCACGGATGCCGGCATACTACAGCTTGGACAGATATGACCATCCCGGACGCCATTGTCACCGTTGCCTCCATGGCCTTTAGCTTAACCGCTCTCTATTTATTTTACAAATACCGATGAAGAAACTCCGTCAGGACAGCGTAGCCGCCAATCTGCCGCCCTACCTCCGGGATGCGGTGGACGAGATGTTTTTCTCCGGCACGACCTACAAGGCCGTGCAGGAACGGGTGGCGGAAGACGGCATCACCTGGAGCCTGACGAGCATCGCGCAGTATTACCACAACCACGTCCAGCCGCTGATGGCGACACGCCGCAAGGACATAGCCGCCAAGCTCAACAAGATGGATGCCGAGGGCTTGGACGAAGCCGCCTTGCAAGCGGTGCGCATGACCGTGTTCGACCTGGCCAGCGCGCCGGGCAGCGATCCCAAGACGCTCAAGATTTTGATGGATCTGGTCATCAAAGCCCAGCAGATGAAGCTGGATGAAAGAAAGCTGTCCCTTCTGGAACAAAAAGCGGCGGAAGCCAAACGGCTGGCGGAAGACACATTGAATTCCGCACGCAAGGGATTGAGCGCCGAAACGATCGCGGAAATGGAAGAACGCCTCAAGCTGCTGTAACGCCATGGGAAGAGCCAAGATTAAAGCCCCCGGTACGCTGTTTCTGCCTTGCCAGGCGAAATGGATCAAGGATCAGTCCCGCATGAAAATCGCGGAAAAAGCGCGCCAGATCGGTTTTACCTGGTGTTCATCCTACGCGGACATGACGGGGACGGCCAGGGCGAACAACCATATTGACACCTGGATCACTTCACGCGATGCCTTGCAGGCCAAGCTTTATATACAGGATTGCCTGAACTGGTCCCATATCTACGGCCTTGCCGCCAAGGCGGCAGGGGAACAGGTACTGCTGGATGAAGGCGGCAAAAAGCAGTCCGCCCAGGTATTGAGGTGTGCCAATGGTCAGGCGATTTATTCTTTGTCAAGCAATGGCGATGCCCAAGCCGGGAAACGCGGCAACCGTCGCGCCGATGAATTCGCCCTGAATCCTGACAACCGCCATCTTTATGGCATCATGTACCCCGGCATTACCTGGGCGGGGAACCTGTGGATATGGTCTACCCACCGGGGCAGCCAGAACTATTTCAATCAGCTGATCCAGGAAATCCGGGAGGGCGGCAACCCTAAAGGGTTTTCGCTGCACCGTATCACCCTGGAAGACGCGCTCAACGAGGGATTGCTGGACAAATTGCAGCAGAAATGGCCGCAGGACGACCCGCGCCAGGAATACGACGAGACGGATTATTTCAACGCCGTGCGCCGGGAATGTGCGGATGAAGAAACCTTCCTCCAGGAATACATGTGCATCCCGTCCGATGATGCAGGAGCGTTTATCTCTTATGATCTGATTGATGCTTCCGTTTATCCTGCCGGCACGGCCTGGGAAGAAGAACTGAACCCGGCTGCCCATTATGTGCTGGGCGGAGATATTGGGCGCGTGCATGACCTGACGGTGCTGTGGCTGCTCCAAGTAGAAGGAAAGAGCCGCAGGACGGTGAGGATTATTGAACTGGCCAACATGCCATTTTCCGAACAGGCGGCCGTCATCGACAAGTACGCAGCCATGCCCTGGGTGAAGCGGGTATGTCTGGATGCCACCGGCATTGGACGCCAGCTGGCGGAAGACGCCCGCCGCCGTCACGGCGGCAAGGTGGAAGAAGTGCAGTTCACGGCAGGGGTCAAGGAAGACCTGGCCATTACCCTGCGCCGCTGCATGGAAGACGGGGAATTCAGGATGCCCAACAAACCGGAACTCATTTCAGACTTCCGCTCCATACGGAAGGAAACCACCAGCGCGGGGAATGTGCGCTATGTGGGCGAGCGGACAAGCAACGGCCACGCAGACCGATTCTGGGCGGCGGCTCTGGCCATCCATGCGGCCAAGGAACATGGAACGTGTTCCCCCCGCCGATGGGCCGCAACCGACAGGACATGGCAACGCTGGAAAGGAGCCTTTAGACGATGAGACGTTTACCAAGATATGCCTCCCGCAACACGGTGGCGCCGTTTTACGACAGCCTCGCCTGGCGGGAACGTTACAACCCCCTGCCGGACCTGACGCCGGAAAGAACGGTTGAACTGTACTGCGCCTGGCGTGAAGGGAGGTATGCGGATGTGATGTTCACGTTTGACGCCCTGGAAGAATGGGACGACACGCTGGGAACGCTGGTGGACCGCCGCCTGTCCGCGCTGGGGGAACTGGACCACGGCATCAGCGTCAACTCCGATGCGGTGGGGGATGATCCGGCCCTCCAGGCCCTGGCCGACGACCAGCAGCAGACCATGAGCGACATCATGAGCCGGGTTTCCAACATGAGCGAGGTCATTGAACATTTGGGCCTGGCCACGTTTAGGGGCTTTTCCCACCTGGAAGAAGTCATCGACGGCGACGAGATACGGCTGGAACCGGTGGATCAGTGGTTCTGGAACCGTCCGATGAAGAGAGGCCCCTGGTTTTACAATCCCACGGCAGTAAACAGCCTGTCAGACCTGCACCCCGTCAGTGACGGAGAATTGATCATCCGGGCGGTGCCTCGTCCGGTTGACATCGTGGCCCTGTTCGCTATCACCATCAAGGCGCACTCGGAAGCCGGCTGGGACGGTTTTATTGACGTGTTCGGCAATCCGGCCCTGTTCTTCGAATATCCGCCCGGAACCAGCGACGAAAAGGCGGCGGAATACGATGAAATCATGTTCCGGTTGTTGGGAGACGGGCGCGGCGGCTACCCTAACGGCGGCAAAATTGTTCCGGTAGAAACGACCGCCACGGGCGGGGTGACTTTTCAGGACCGGGCCGTATACGCAAATAAAAAGATGATCATGCGCGCCACAGGGGGAACCCTTACGTCCCTGGCGGAATCCGGGACGGGCACCCTGGCCGGAGAGGCGCAGATGGAAGTATTCAGGACGCTGGCCAAGGCGGAAGCCGTGAAAATTTCCGAAGTGATCAGCAAGCAGTTTGTGAACCGCTGGCTGGGCCGCCTCTATCCGGGCAAGCCCCGGCTGGTGTACTGGTCCATGGATGCGGAGGACGAAAAGGCCAAGTCCGCCAACGTGGACAAGATCACCAAGATGGCCGCCGCAGGCTACCGGGCCGAAGACGAGGAAGTCAGCGAAATGACCGGCATGCGGGTGACGTACCGGGAACCGGTGTTGCAGAGCATGGGAACTCCCGGCCTGCCGCTGCCCCTGATCCGCAACCGCGAATATACGGTGCCCGCCGTGACGACGGAGGAAAGGCTGCTTGCCGTGCTGGCCCCGGAAGCAATCAGGCGCCGCGCAGAAATTTACACCAGGCTGTTGGAAGAATCCGCCGTGAGCGGCCTTGCCGCCGCCGCTGCCGAAACGGCCGCTCAAATGCCCGCAGAAGGGGCGCAGCCACCGGAAACGGATAATGAGCCGCAAGAAGCGGGAAACCCCGTTGCAAAACGCGGGAAACGGACAATCCGCGCCAGGGCAAGAAAATCCTGTGAAGAATATGAGCCGGAGCGAAGCGGCCCGGCACGCGGTCAACGTGCGCTGGGGGAAGGAACAAGCCAAGGGAACCAGCCGCGAAAGCAAGGAGAAAAACAAGCAAAGCACTCCCCTGGTGGCCCCGAAAGGCTCCAATGAAAAAACGCAGGTGAAAGCGTTGAAAAAAGCTCTGGACCGTGTGGCTCAAAAAGGCGGCAGCGTGACGGGAGCCATCTACAAGGAAGGCGTGGGCGCTCTAACTGTAAAAGGCGGCACGGTAGGGAAAAAGCGGGATGGATTCAAGGGAGGCAGCGGCGTGGCGCACGTGCTGCGCAAACACGGCAGCCAGGGCATGACCACCGGGAAAATGGCCGTTACCGCCGTGAAGGGAAAAGTGATGCCGGACCCGCAGCCCAGCCGCAGCCGGATTGTGCACCAGGACACCCAGGTAATCGTGGAACATGAAAACAAGAAAGGAAGCGGACGCAGGAACGCCAAGGGCGGCAAACTGCATACCGCCCACAAAAAGAGAACCCCTTAAACAAGCGCGCCCAGGTCATGGACCTGGGCCTACGGCCGGATGAACGGAGATCTGATCCTCCCATCTACATGGTGGTTTCGGTGAGAACCCTCCGCCACCGGTTGCCGACCGGATTTTTACAGTAACACATCATCATCAAACATCAAGACACAAACAAAGTCATGATCAACTTCATCAAAGAAAACGACCTTCGCCCCCTGGACGATCCGGGAAACGGCTGGTACATGATCGAAGCCAACGGAGAACACCCCACCACGCTGGAAGACGGCAGGCAAATTATCCAGGTACTGGACAATGAAGCCATGCTGAACTTGTGCCGGAACTGGGAAAAGGAATTGCTGGTGGATAAAGACCACCTGTCACGCAATCCAGACAATGACACGGCGGCCAAGTCATGGATGAAGAGCCCGGCTATTTGGGACGATAACGGGAAATACCACTTATGCGGCTGGCAGGAATGGACGCCCACGGGGCTGAATCTGATTAGTGGGAAGGAATACAAGCATTTTTCCACGGAATACGAACCGGAAACCATGGAAAGCCTGGGAGGGAACCGCTACCGGCCCTGCCGCCTGGTCGGACTGGCATTGACCAACCGGCCCAACAATCGTGGGCAGAGGCCCATCACCAACCGCGAAAGCGGAAAACCAATAACCGACAACACACCAACGAATATGGAAGAGTTGAGAAAAATAGTCGAACAGCTGGGCCTTTCCCAAGAGGCAACCCTTGAGGAAATCCTGGCTGCGATTGCCACCCTGCAGGAAGCGACGGCCGAAGCCCAGGAGGCGGAAGCGGAAGCGATCCTGAATTCGGAAGGCGCGGAAGATATGACGCCGGAAGAAAAGGAAATCATGAAGGAACAAATCATCACGAACCGGGAACGCGCCATCAAGGTGCTCAAGAACCGCGCTGCCGCCAGAGGCAAAGCCAATCAGCAGGGCAAGCCGGCCAACGCCGCCGTGTTTTCCCGTCCGATCATGAACCGATCCGGCATGAACAACAGGGCGGACAAGACCCGCAAGGCCCTGTCCATCCGCGACCGCGCCCATGAAATCCAGCAGCGCACCGGCATGGGGTACTTTGAAGCCCTGACCCAGGCGCAGCGCGAATTTGGCGAAGCGTAACCCCGTCATCACCCAACCATTAGAAAGGAATTATTCATCATGATCTTTCGAGAAACGGCAATAGCCCAGGGCAAATCCGGGGAAGACCTGCGCGACAAGGAAGGCTACTTCCTGGTGCGCAATGAATCCGATGACCTGGTATGCAGCTCCGCCACCACGGACAAGCCCGTGGGCGTGGTGCACATTGGGGCCGACAAGGGCAGCCCGACCACCTATATCAAACCCGGATTTTCCGGGAGCGTGGCCGTGAAGCTGGGGAGCGCTCCCGGCACGGTCAAGGAAAGCACGGATCTGGTGCTGATGGCCGACGGCCGCGTTAAGGCGCTCCCGACGACTGCCGGCACTTACATGGTGGTGGCCACGGCGGCGGAAACCGGCGAGGGCGACCAGCTGGTCAAGGTGGTGCTGAGGCATCCGACCACGGTCACGGTGGCAGCCGGCTCCTGATGGCCGGTTTATTTGGATTAACCTGAACACACTAGAACACCAATTATGTATCAAGACGCAAACACATTCAACGAAACCCTGACGATTTTCGCGCAGGGCTTCATGGCGCAGCGGGCCGACAGTCTGATCGACTTCATTGCGCCTTACGTTTCCACCGGCACGGCCAGCGGCGATTACAAGCTGTTTGACAAGAACGCCCCGTTCCAGATTTACGACGACACCGTGATCCCGGAAGACGGAGCGAGCCAGACGGTGCATTTCAACGCCTCCACGGGCAAGTACGACTGCGAGCCTCACGGCCTGAAAATCCCCATCCGCGACTGGGAGCGCAAGCAGGCCGGCGAAAAGGGGTTTGCGGTCATGCGCAACGGCAAGCTCAATACGCTGCTGTCCACGCAGCTGGTCAACCGCGAATATAAGGGCTGGGCCAAGATAAGGGCTGCCGTTACGGCGGAAACCGGCAAGGGCGTCTGGGCCGGTACGGCCGGAGCGGACAAAGACCCGGTTGACGAACTGGACGCCCTGATCGAACAAATCAACAACGATACCGGCTCCATGCCCGGTTTCATGGCCTGGGGGCTGTCCGCGTGGCGCGTATTCAAGAATCACCCCAAGGTGCTGGCCCGCCTGTCCGGCATTAAGGCCAGCGCGACGGTGGATGACGTGCGCGGCATGCTGCTCAACCCCAACATGGACATTCGGATCGGCTCCATGCCGGCCAATACGGCCAAGCTGGGCAAGGCGGCCGTCAAGAAAGGCATCCTGGGAGCGGACGTGTTCATCTTCCACAAATCGGAAAGCCCGACGACGGAAGACATGAGCGCCGTGAAGACGTTCACGATTGACGCCCCCGGCGTGGCGGAAGTCCACACCCTCCGGGATGACCTCAACCACAGGGAATTTGATGAAGTGCTCTGGTCGGAAGATTTGAGAATCACCGCTCCGATCGCCATCAGACGCATTTCCGTGGCGTAACAACTCACAGCTCCCCCGCTTATGGATTGGCAACCGGTCAATGAAAGCATCCTGGACGAAGCTCTGGCTCCCAATGAGATTCAGAAAATTCGGATGAAGCGTCAGGATGCGGTGCAGCAAGGCGCGCCGGACCCTGTGGCCGAAATTGTCACGGCTGTTCCCGCCGAAATCCGTTCCAGGATTGCGGCGGGCGGCCGAACCCGTTTGCGGGGAAGCGGTCAGGATATTCCCAGAGAACTGCGCTGGGTGGCCGTGGCGCTGGCTCGCTGGCGCTGCCTGGTGCGGTTCTCCCTGGGGGTAACAGAAGAACGGACGGCGGACTGGAACCGCGCCAACAAGGTGCTGGATGATCTTTCTTCCGGCGCTTACGTCCTGGCGGATGACGGCGGAGATTTCACGCCGCGCCCCCACTATTCCGGCCGCCCCATCCGCTGGGGGCCGCGCACCCGTAACGGCGTCATGTAACGAACCAAGACCATGCCATCCCTGACCGACATCCTCAATGCCCTGAAACTGCTGCCCGTCAAGCTTACTGCGGCGCAGTGGGAAGGCATGCGCGCCGACATCCGCGAGCGTGCCTTTTTCATGGCGCTGGTGGATGAAGCTCATATCCTTCAAGAACACAGGGATGCTGTGAAAGGGATGATTGGCGGCAGCCTGTCCAAGACGGAAGCCCGCGAAGCGATAGGAGACTACCTGGCCTCCGAAGGGTATCAGCCCCCGGAGGGCAAGGAAGGAACCATACAGGACTTGCGCACCGTGCAACGCCAGAACCTGGTGCTTGAAACCAACCAGGCCATGGTGGCCGGCTACGCGCAGCAGGAACTGTTCCGCGGCTCCGTTGCGTTCCCGGCCCAGCGTCTGGTGCGCATCGCGGAACGGGTGGAAAAACGGGACTGGCCCTCACGATGGCGTGAAGCTTATGCTTTGGTAGGCGGAGAAGGAGCAAGCGCCCAGGAAATGGTGGCCCTGAATGATTCGCCGATCTGGACGGCCCTGTCCCGTTTCGATTTGCCCTATCCCCCCTATGATTACAACTCGGGCATGGGGCGGCGCCCCGTCTCCTGGGATGACGCCCGGCGCCTGGGCCTGGTGAAGCCGGAAGACGCGGCGGCGATTGCCGCCCAGGGCAGAAAACGCGGCTCCATGAATTTCGGATTGCAGGCTTCCGCCGCAGGGCTGGATGCCGATGTCATGGCCCAGGTGGCCGTCTTGTCCGGTGGGCGGGCCGTGAAAGACGGTAAATCTCTTGTCTGGAAAGGAGGACAGGCGGCATGATCCGGCTCAAGGTTGACGTAACCGGCAAGCTGGATTTATCCCATGTGGACGCCAATGCCGCCGCCATGGAAGGAGCGCGGGCGGTTTATGCCGAGGTGCTTCATAGTCTGGATGAAATGGGGCGCGCCTCCCAATCCCGCTATTTCTGGCCGGAAGCCTCGCAGAGCGTCACGCCGCCCCGGCTGGACGGGAACATGGCCGTTGTCCTGATCACCAAGAAAGGAGTGCGGCTGCATTGGATGGGGGGAACGGTACGCCCGTCGGGCAAGACGTCCCGCGTTACCGGACGACCAATTAAAAGCCTGCTGGTGCCGTTTGACGATTCCCCAATACGCCGCCGCAGTCTGGCGGAAGCCGGCTATGATCCGCAGGAGGTCATGGTGCTGAAATCCGAAAACGGCCGCCCGTATCTGGCCCATGTCCGCAAATATAAAAGGAAGGTGAACGGCGAGACGGCCAAGGTCACGCCCCTGGGGTATTTCCTTAAATCCGCCACGATTGAAGCCAGGCCGGAAGTGATGCCCTCCGCAGAAACCTTTCAACGCTCCGTCCGTCAGGCGGTCATGCAATACCTGGATTTACAATGAACACGATTCAAGATTCACCGGAATTTATCTTTTGCGAGGCGATCATCAACCGCCTGCGTGAAAATGAAAACCTGCGCCCCCTGGTGCTGGAACAACCCTATGACCGGGATGACCAAACCCAAAAGCTGGCCCTGGCCAACCGTCAATATGACGGAACCGTGGCCGTCATGCCTGCCGGCCTGGGCATGGACTGGCAGGGGGCCGACAATGCCCGAGTACGCATCTGGACGGCACGGGCGGCCATTCTGGTCATGGTGACGGCCAAGACGGAGGAAGATTCCGGCTTGCGCCGGTCATCCGCCCTGCTGGCCGAAGTGATACGCACCCTGTCAGGCTGGGACCCCGATGCCGGAGACGAGTTGATTAAGGAGCCGTGGTTTGTGGGCACGGCGGACTTGATGGCGGAGGATGTGGCTGATCTGGAAAACATCGTCGGAAGGGTGGTCTTCCTTTCCCGGCGCATACGAGTGTAACAATTTTTCAACCCATAAAGAACCATGGCAAAAGCAGAAACCAAACAGGAACAGGCCCCGGCAGCAGCCGTGGGGGAAGCAACGCAGGAAGCCGCCGTCAAGGTGCGCATCCTCAAAACGGGCACCGAGATTGACGGCTGGCGCTTTGCCGCTGGCGCATTGGTGACGGTAACGGCCAAACAGGCCGAGGCCCTTATAGCCGACAAGGCCGCCAAGCGTGTGTATTAACGCCTGACGTGCCCCGTCAAACTAAAGACTAAATATTAAATACAAAAGACTAAACATTATGAGTGCAACAAGACGAGTGAACTACCTTATTGGCGGCATGCCGATCAGGATTGCCAAATTCGGGGCAACGGACGGTAGCAAGACAGTGGGCGCGGACGCATGTCCGGCAATCCCCACCTCCGAAGCCCCCGGCCCCTGGCTGTACCTGGGAAAAATCAAGAGCGGCCAAGTGGAGCAGGTCAAGAAGAACGTCCAGATTGAGGGCGTGAATGACGCCACCGGCATGTATGAAATGGAGGATGTAACTATGGTACAGCAGTACAAGCTTAAATTCACCACGCAGTACATTGCGCCGGAAGTGATTCAACTTGCCTTTGGCGTGGCCGGGGAATTGGAAGACAACCAGGAAGCTGTGCCGTTTGTGTCCAACGGAGAAATCAAGGTCTGGCTATATGGTCGCCTGACGGATCACGCCGAAAACGGCAAGGAACTGATGGAGTGGTGCGTCATGGGAAGATTGCGGCTGACGAATACTCCGAATTTCGCATCCGACCCGGCAACCGCTGAATGGGAATTGAGCATTGAATACAACCCGTTGCAAAAGCTGACGCCCAAGGCATTGGCATCTCCGGCGACGGCCTGATGAAAACCCGGAGCGGCGGGGGCAGGCAGCCTCCGCCCTCCGTAACCCTAATCACGAGACATGGAACTGGTAATTGATGGCAGAACAATGGCGCTCCGCTGGCCCTCCGGGGTGCCGGTGACGGATGTGTCCCTGGTGCTGGGCGATACGGTGCCGGTGCGCATCCGTGTGGAGCATGCCCTGGATAATTGCACACCGGCGCTGGCGGTCAAGCAGACGATAGGCAGTCCTGACCTGATCATGACCGTGACCGGGTTTGTTCGTAAGGATGACTGGCAAGAAGCGTCCTGGGTGGTCAATACGGCGCCGCTCCAGGAGGCGCTGGACAGTGCGGACAGCGTGGCCCTGGTGGCCGAGGTGGTGCTGGTGGCCCCTGATGGAGCGCAGCACACGTCCCGCCCGATCCGGGTGACGGTGCGCCGGGACATCCTGCCGGCGGATTATGCGCCGCCCGCAGAGGTGTTGGCCGACTGGTCCGAACTGGTAGCCGACGCTCTGGCCGCGCAGCTGCCGGGTGCGCTCAAGGAGGCAGGAGTGGAATTGGAAGCGGCAACCGGGCAATCCACCTTGTCCAGCGGGGACGCCGCCGACACCTGGACCATCGTCGGAGGCTACGCATTCACTTGGGGAGACGAGATTCTGGCCGGGCATCTGCCCGACAGCTGTCGTCTGAAAAGCATTTCAACCGTGTATTTTTTCGAGACGCCGGCCGCTAATCAATATTGCCTGCGTGTCTGGCGGCTGACGGACGGCGCTTACAGCCTGATCGGCACCTCCGCCTATGTGTCCAACCTGACCAGCGGCCAGACGGCTACGTGGGAATTTACGCCGGGCGTTACGTTGCAACGCGGGGACAAGATCATCATCCAGGTGTGCGAGGGAACGGAGATGACGCCCTACGCGCTGGGCATGCACGCCGTGCTTACTCCGTCCATTCCTGGACGCGGTTTGATCACGGAGGTGGCCAACCCGCCCACGGTGAACGGCACGATGGCCCCGCTGATGACCGTGGTGGTGGACTATGACGACGGCATCACCCTGGGAGGAATGGAGCTGGCTACCGCGCGACAACTGGACAGCCTGGGGAGGGATGTGCGCCAATCATCCGCGACCTCCGAGGCTGCGGCGCGGACGGCTGGCCAGTCCGCCGCCACGGCGTCCACGGCTGCCGATAACGCCGCGACATCCGCCACCAGCGCGGCCAACTCCGCGACGGCGGCGGCTAACGCCCTGGCGGCCATCCCTCAAGTGGACGCATCAGGCAACATGACGATTCCCGGAGGTCTAACGGCGGCGGGGGCCGTCAACGCTAACGGCGGCATCAACATCCCGCTTGCCGTGGGCGCGCCGACTGATACGTCAGCGGTCAACTTTTTTTATGCTATGGGGCTGGCAGGAGCCATACAGGCGTTGATTCAGCCTCTGTACCTCAAAACCAGCTCCATGCCCGTAGTGGGGAAAGGCAGCACCTCTGTTCAATATGCCGGACTTTATGCAACCAGTTCAACGTCGGCAGCTTCCAGCTCTCCTGCACACAGTACGACTACCTTCACATTTGAAGGGCCGCAGGGCCAGCATAATTACAGCTCTTTCGCGGGCTTTTCGATACCGCTGTCCGGTTCAACAGCATCCAAATTTACCTTTGGATTAGGCCGAGGTTCAAAAACGGTAAGAGGCGGCCTGACGATGGAATCATTTTCCATGATTCCAGGCAATAATCTGGCCGTCAATTACGGAGAGATCATCGACATCACAACCACAGCGGTACGTGATACTGTCCGGGGTGGCTACCTGCTTAGAGTTCGGGAAATTTATTACGTCTCTTCCGGCGCGTCATGGAAGGTGAAAACTACGGAAAGCTTTATTCCGGCGACCAATAACCACCCATTTCCCGCCTGCCTCAACAGGCTCATTTTCATGCAGGAGGGGCTTTCAAGCATGTCGTCATACGAGGGGAAAGCGTCACTTTATATTGAGCTGGGGGGAGGCCAGACAAACACTTTGTTCAAAATAGCCAACCTCAGAGGTGTTTCAGGATATGAAGACGGGATAGGTTTCAGCACGCTGGTGGCTGATGTAGAAAATCCCAATTCCTGGACTTCCTCGGTTCGCACGGGAGCAGGCAGCCGCTACCTTTATGCCAATGGACAGCGCAATCCAATGTACGCTGCATTGGAAGCAATGGCAGTCAATGCCATTGAATCCGAGGAAACGGCGGATTTTGAAGATATTAACGAGACTCTCTAATGATGACCAACGCAGAAATACAAATACAATTTCCCCAGCCCGGCAACTGGCAGGAATTCTCTCTGACGCCCATCTATCAGGACAAGGGCGGTTATAGACCTCCGGCCCGCTTTAATCAGGACGAGATACCAGCCGACCATGCCCCGGCAATGCAGGCGGTAGTGGCCGCGTTGGTTGGATTGTCGGAGCCGTGGAAGGCCGTTCAGGTGTGGGCGAGACTGAAAGAGTTTTATGCGCCGGAAGAGGATGATCCTGTGCGAACGGTGGAAACCGTGGATTTGACCGTTGAGGCCGTCAACCCGCAGGGCGGCCGGAGGGTGTTCACTTCCCGCGATTACCCGGTTTTTGTCCTCACGGACCCCGCTGCCGTGGAGTTTTTCAGGTTTTTCACGACCAGCAATCTTTGACTGATTATGGACGCCTATCGTTCGCAAGATACAGTGATCTACCGCCCAATCGGAGACGATGCCCCGGAGGCGGTGGCCTTGTGCAGTTACGGGGATGTGATGCCGTCCCTGGTAACTGTGGTTCCCTCCGTCCAGGTGCAGCGCGAGGCCGTTATCGGCAGCCGCTGGATGCACCAGGCGGCACGCGGCAATGCCGGGTTGCAGATGTCTTTTTCCTTGGCGCGGGCTTTCAGCACTTACGCCGCCGTCAGGGCATGGGGATTGGACATAGCGGAATTGCTGGCGCTGTACCCGGAGGGCATGGTCACATGGATGACCGCCTATCATGCCGGCATCCCGCAGCGTACGCGGGAATACCACGCCACCCTTGACCATGTGCAGCCTTTGCCGCCGACCAATGATCAGCGATATGGAGCCGCAGCGTTTTGGGGTGTGCTGGAAATTCAACTTTTTTTAACAGGAGACATTGATTGACCTATGAATTATGACGTAAGCATCAGCATCGGGACCACGGCCAACCTGGGAGACCTGGCCAAAGCCAACAAGGCGGTGCAGGATTTGGCCAAGGCTGCCAAGCAGGTGCCGGATAGTTTACTTTCCGGAGGCGTGGGCGGTACCGCTGCCCCGGCTTATACCGGGGCAGCCTCCGGAGGCGGTATGACCTGGCGGCTGGAGGGTGCGGCGGAACTGTCCCATGCCGTCAAGACGATGGACGGCGCCCTCAGGCAGGCGGGCAAGAATTTCACCGTGACCTCCCAGCGCTTGGACAGGAGTGCATCCTTGTTGTCCCGGAGCATCAGCACGCTTACTTCTCTGCCCGGCAAGCTGCAAGCCTGGGGCAGCGGTACAATGCAGTCCTGGAACCAATTCAACGGCGGCCTGCAAAACCTCAAAAATGTGATCGGATTGGGTAAGCAGGCATGGGATCTTGGCTGGTCCATAGGAGAGTCGCTCAATGAGGCATTTGGCGTCAAGGCCAAGCAGATTGACGCCAAGCTGGCCGGCATCATCCAGGCAGCCCAGGACAAGCTGGCCCGCTGGCAGGATAGCGTCAATTCCGCCCGTGCCCAGCACCGGGAGGACGCCTTTCTTAAACAAGAAGCCGCAGGTGTCAAGCAGGTCAATGACGCCTACGCCGCCCGGCTGCGTACCATTGAGGCCATTGACCGCAAGGCCATGGCCGGGCTGGAAATGCAGAAGAAACTGCTCCAAATTGAAAACGAGAAGAACCGCAGCATTGTCAACCAGCGCCGCATCCGGGGCGAGATTACCGAATCCCAGGCGCGGGATGAATTGGCCAGGATTGATGCCAAAGACGCCAACGAGCGCATGGACATGGAGCGCAAGCAGGCTGACCAGGCGGCACAGACGGCCCAGGCCAGGGCGGATGCCGCCGAGGAACGCTACCGTAAACTGCTGGAGTTTTCCCGTTCTTCTCAATCCAAGCAACTGGTGGAAGGATTGAAGCCGATCCAGGTCATGGAGGAAGCCGATGCCGCCAAGAGAGCGGAAGAAGATCTTGCTCGCTGGAAGGCAATCCAGCAACGCCAGAAGGATGCTCAAAAGAAAATACAAGAGGCCATTAAAGACCAGGCACGCGCCGCCACCATGCTGCCCCTGGCAGGCGCTCCGATCGCGCTGGCACGCAAACAGGATGAGGACCAGGCACGGCAGGACTATGAGGCCGCTGTGGCTGCCCAGCATGAATTCATGCGTGCCAAAGGGATGAGCTTTAACGAGACGGACAAGGGCAACGAGGATATTTTGAAAAAGAAGGTGGATCAGCACCGGCAGGCGCTGGGGAAATCATATGAGCGCATCAGCAAAACGGGGCTGGTAGGAGATTTGAACGGGATGAATGACGATGAACGGCTGGCCGAGTATGTTCGGATTTTACAGCTGGCGCAATCAGTTATAAAGGATGACGCATCCCGCCTGGAAGAAGCCCTCCGGGAAATGCAGGACGCCAGGCAGCAGGCGGCGGAAGCCAGTTCCAGGCTGAAGGGGGTACTGACGGAGCACCAGGCCCAGACGGCGGCCAACGAGGCCGTAAACCAGGAGACGGCCAAGACCAACGCCCAGCAGGATGCCGTGAAACATACCGATGTGATGGCCTCAGCCCTGGAAGACCGGCTCCGCAAAGAGATTGAAACCAAGCAACGGAACCAGGAAAAACAGAAGGATGCCCTGTCCAAGACCAATGAACGGCTGGATGCCAGCATGGGACGCTTCCAGCAGTATGCGGAGAGATTTGAGGGCAATGACGCCTTGGCCGCCAAGCTCAAGCAGTTTTCCGATATTTTCGCGCGGTTGAAAGCACTGCCGCGCAGCGCCTGGAACAAGAAGGATTTGAAGGATGCCAAGGCGGCCGAGAAATTCGCCAAAGAACTTTCTGAGGCTGCCAAGCATTCAACCAATCAGGATGAAAAGGGGATTGCCCAGTCGGCCATGCAGGCCATTAAGGCTTGGCAGGATGCCATCAAGAAGGAACGGGCCATCAAGAAAAATGATAAGGAGTTGCGCGATCTGGAGCGCACTGCCCAGGATGTGGCCAATTTGTCCGGCAAGCTGCACGATGGCCAGGAGAAGGTGCTGGAGCTGGATGACTGGCTGGCCAGGATGCGTCGTAAGGTGCTGGGACGCTCCGGTGAGATCGCCAACAAGGAGCCGATAGGAGCGCTTCCGTACGCCGAAGAGATGTTGAAGAAGGTTCTTTCCGAACAGGGCGACGGGGGAACATCTGTAACTCAGGGCGAGCGCAAGCTGCTGGAGCATCTTAAAAGCAGGCTGGAAAATGATGACCGCCGCCTGGAAGCAGGGAATGAGTTTAATGAGATGATCGGACTGATTGACCAGATTTTAACCAGGTATTCCTCCGCGCAGTCCGCCCAGGGCAAACTGTCCGGAGAAGTGGCCCGCCTCAAGGCGCGGCTGGATAAGATTGATTCCCAGGGGAAATTCGGACCACGCAGATGAAGACTGTTGAACTTACGGACAAGGCCCTGGAAGACGCGTCTTACAGCTGGCAGAATTTTACGCCGATGTGCGTTTCCTGGCGGCAGATAATCCGCCGCAACGATGAGCCGCCTCCCTATCTATATAAAGAGCCGGCGCGCATTGTCTGGCACGGCTCCACCATCATGGAAGGAACAGTCCGGCGCTGCCGTCCCTCCTTTTCCGGCAACAGCTGGGCGTGGCAAATAGAAGTGCATGACATCCTCAAACCGCTGGAAGGGACGCTTTGCTTTAACGCCTCCGGCAGCCTGAAAGGCGCTCTGTATGCCGCTGTGGAGGGCGGCAGCGGTGCGGATGCTCCGCGCAAAGTGTCTATTGCCGGGACGCTGAACCGCATCCTGAAAGATGCCCGCAAGCATGGATTGCTGGGGGCGGATGTAGGAATTCAGGTGGACGTTTCCCCCGCGGCCTGGGTGTGGAACACGGCCCTGGCATGCGATACTTACGCGGGCGTGTTGCGCAAGCTGCTGGGGGCACGCCCCGGCATGGTGTGCTGGGTTGATTATTCCGGTTCTTCTCCCGTGATCAGGGTTGCGGATGGTGCCGTCCTTCCTGCGGTCACGCTGGATCGCGCCGGGGATTTGCTGACGGCCATCGATTTGGACCCGCGCCATGACCTGGTTCCCCCTGCGGTGGGCGTGGTGCTGACGGCCGGGAACATGGCCCGTCAATCCCAGGTTTGGCCGCGCGGGGCTTCCCTGCGCCAGGAGGGATGCGTAACCGTGCAGCTGGCCATGCCCGGAACCACACCGGAAACGGAAGACGAACCGCCCAGCTCCGAATCTCCCATCTGGTCTTTCTTAAAGCCCGAGATACTGGTGCTTGGAGACAAGCTGCCCACCGGACCTGATGACGCGGCCGAGTGGTGGCAGGGGAAAGTTCCCAAGCTGGCGGAAGTTCCGGGGGCGCGTTTCGGGGCTGTGAAGAAAACCGTTCTGAAAAACAAGGCCAGCGACGCCAGCAATTACAGCACGGCGGAAAGCGCCCAGGTTTATGAGTTGATCAAAGGGGATTTGTCGCCGGCATGCAAACTGATCAAGTGGTGTTATGTATCACTGACGCAGGAAGTTTATATCACAGTGCCGCCCCGTCCGGGGTTTGAATTGCTTTTTGGCAAGCAGAAGATCGTGAACGGCCAGAAACGCTGGTACAGCAAACTGACATGGAGGGGGCGCACGGTCAACACTCCCAGGCGTTGGTACAGGGCCGACAAGTCCGGGACAACGGGGCCGGAAGATGGTTCCTCAATACCGGACAAGCCGGACACAGGAGGGACAGAGCAGGAATGGCCGGATTATACCGGTGTCCTGCGGGATTATTATGAGATTACCCGGCAGCTTCCCTGGGAGGGGACGTTGCAGTCATTGCGTGCCTTGTCTCCTGCCGGGCTGGTAGGCCGTCAATTATCCATTACAGGCGGCCGCGCGGAATGGGTGGATATGTCCACTGTGGTGCAAGGGGTAAACGTAGATTTAGCCGGTAACAGAACGTCTATTAACACAGGGGTGCCGGCGCATTTATCGTTGCAGGATATGATGGACCGCGCCAAGTCCCTGCAATCCGGCCAGGATGATCTGGACCAGGATGACCAGCAGGACAACCCGGTCCAGACTCTCCAATATGACGATGATGCCCGTAAATCTCCGGAGGCTCCCACTTTCGGGCCGGAAGGGGAAGTCGTCTGGACCGAGGCGCCCGACCGTCCAGCGGGTTTTGGGTTCCAGGTTGTCCTGGATTGGGATGACGATAATACCACCGTCACCGGCTATCGGCTGCGGCCGGGCCTGCTGCTGCTCAACGGGACGACGTTCTGCAACGCCGCCCCGGAACCTACCGAGGGAGACTGGTACAAGGGGGCCGTCACCAGCGGGGAAATTTGGCTCAATGTGCGGTTCAGCGGCAAAGGGAAGTACCAGGGCAGCACGGTAGCGTATTCGCAAGGCCAGGTGAATCCCCTACGCCTCCAACCGGAGGAACCGGACGGGGAAGAGTTTTATTACTCCTTCCACCTGGCCACCATTACAGCCGATCATGAAGTCATCCAGTATGTACTGGGTTCCATCCAGATTCCCGTTCATGGCGGTTCCAATTATCCCTACGGCCCGGCCTAAAATATAGAACAACGATGATCAGAATTACCATTTTAACTTTCAATCGTGATGCGGCGCTGTCCCTGGCGGCGTTGCGTTGCGTGCGCCGGCGTTTGCCGGATGCCGCCGTGACGGTGGCCGATGATGGGCACGATCCGGTCACAGCAGAGGTGGCCGCCCAAATGCAAGCCCTGGGTGCCAGGTATGTGCAGACGGATTTTCCACGGCGCGGCAACCTCAACGGCAGTTCCTGCGTGCGTGGCATCCTGGAAACATTGCTGGACGGCACAGCCGATGACGATGTAGCCATCAAGCTGGATGCCGACACGGTATTGCGTTCTGACGGCCCTGTGCGCCGGATGCTGGCAGCGGGCGCAGAGGGCTTCGGCAGCTGCTGCGACGGACGGATCATGTGCGGCCTGTGCTACGGGTTCACGGGTGCCGCGTTGCGCCGCATGCTGGCGGTTCTGGATCGGCTGCCCATTGGGGGAGATGATCCGGAGGATATAGCAACGGGACGCCTGGCCATGGCCGCAGGGGTTCCTCTTCACATTGAGCGTCCCTGGTCGGCATCACGACCGGAGGGACGCTGGGCGGCCTACCGCTGGCCAACGATGCCGGCAGTAGCCAAATATGACCGGCTGGACGTGGTGACGCTGGGCACTCTTCACATGCCCCGGCAGCAGATGGACGCAGCAGAGTTCATCCGCGTATTTGACGAGTTGGCCGCCAGGAACGTGATCGGGGAGTAGGGGGGCCAGTTCAAGCCGTTTTCAAGGGAGGGGCAACCAGGTTGCAATGGGGATGTTACGGGGTGGCGTTCAGGGGCGTTTTTCCACAATGCTTGATAAATTTTCTACAAAGCACTGCGACGTTACACTCCGCAAGGAGTGCGTGGATTGAAACCAGCAACGCGTCCATGTTATTTCCCCTCCCGTTTGTCGCACTCCGCAAGGAGTGCGTGGATTGAAAAAGAAAAAGCTCTCCGAGCTTGTTTGGTCTAGAGAGCTTTTTTGTTCCATCATCTTGTTAAGTTGTCAGGAAGAGGGGTGATTATTGAGATTGAGTTCTGCCGGGGGGAGGGACTGGAGCAGAGCCAGGATGGGGTCCTGTGGTGCTGCGCCCATTTCCCGCTGGCGTTTGAATTCCTCCTCTTCCTGCTGAAGGGCTGCCAGTTTGGTGTCTTCCACCAGCGCCTTGAATTTGTCCGCCTGAGAGTATTCCCCGTCCTCGTCCCGGAAAACGCGGGCCAACCAGCGACGTTTTTCTTCCGTACTGAGCAGGGGATTTTTCATGTGCCGGGGAATGTATTTTTGTCCAGCAGGTTTCCGGCAAGCTGTTCTCCATCCGCAGTGGGCCGGTAAACATAAGGGCGACCGTCTCCAATACGGTTGACATATCCCTGCGCAATGAGATCCTGCAGGATATTGGTGACGGTATTAGGGTGCAGCCGTGTGGCTTCCGTAATGGTGCTGTGGCGCCTGTACCCGGCAATGACGGCCAGGATGACCTGGGCACTGCTGAGGCGGAAGTCCAGCCTGCGGACGTTGGAGGCAAATATCTGTATGAAATCCAGTGCTTTCATGAGCATGTATTCACAACTTATTATTATGTTATTTTCTTATTATTCTCATGTTATTCACATTCTTCCGGGCAAGAGGGCGATTTGATTTTTCTCAGCAAATCCAGCAGCGGGTGGGAATCATTGGAAAAGCACTGCACCGCATTGACGGTAGCCGCCTGCGGAAGAATGATTTTATGGAATTCCTGGTTAAGATTCTGGCGCAGGCTTTGGTTGCCCGTCAGGGGCATGGCCAGTTTTTCTGCCAGCCGGGTGGCCAGTGCGTCCATGAAGAGGGGATCGAATTGGTCGGCGTTTTCAATATCGGCAATGTAGCTTAGGGGCAGCGGGGCGCAGGAAGCATGAATGCGGCGTCCCTGCATTTTCCATTCCGAGCATTCCACATCCAGCACGCGCAGGCAGTCTGCGGGCAGCGTGAATTGATAGGGGGTCAGGGAATTGGGCGCCTGTGCGGAAACGGAGTCCAGAGTGGTTTGCGTGGCGGCGAAGGTCCAGCGCGCCATGCAAAGGGTTTCCCTGCGGGCCGGATGGTAATGAAGAACGCAAAGGCGGGATGCCGTGGATTCATTGGCAATCAGCGCGTCCAGAGGTGCCTCCCCTATTTTGGAGAGGGCCGCGTTGCAGATGTCCAGCGCGGATGGCGTATCCGGCTGAAGTAAGGATTCATTGATCATAGCGCCCTATGTTTTGGAGGAAACGGATGCGGAATGCATCACGTTTGGAGGCGACCTCTTTGATGCCACCAATGGCATGTATGCGTCCGGTTTTTCCTCAGGTGCATTTTTTGCCGATTTGTTTATTTGATAAATGCAAGCACTTGCCCGGATTGTCCGGGCAGGTGGAGAGAGCTCCCTTTCCTTCCATGGGAAAAGAACGCTCCCGCCGCATGGATTGTCTGTGAGGCGGGCGTCCGGCATCCTCTGGAGCCTTATATCCGGCAGAAGGGAAGGAGAATCAGTATCAACCATGAATAGAAAGCAAAAGAAATTATGGGATTTATGAAACCGTCCACACCTTCCGCTTCTGCTCCGGAGCAGACCATCCCGGTCAAGGCGGAGAGCGTGGAACAAGAAGTAGGGGAAGATTATCAGGCCCGGGAACGGCAGAGGCAGGGAATGATTTCCACCATTCTGGCGCGCCGTCATTCTTCCGCCGGGCAGGGAGAGGTCAATCCGCGGACTCTGCTTAGGAAAACTCTGGGATAGGTGCTGCCATGGAAGAAAGAACTGCGGAATTGAATTCCGTGTACAAGTCCCTGGCTGCCCAGCGCGCGCCATGGGAAACGTGGTGGGACCGTCTGAGGGATTACGTGCTGCCTCGCCGCCTGAATCGGGAAGGGGAGGTTTCCCTACCCAACAGGGACGCCATGGACCGCATGACGGATACTACGGCTGTGGAGGCATGCCAGAAGCTGGCCAGCGGCCATATGTCCTATATTACGCCCAGCCATGACGTATGGTTCAAGTGGTCGGCTCCGGATGACCGGGGAGGCGACGAGGCGGAGGCCTGGTATAACCAGTGTTCGGAAATTGCCCTGAAAGAATTGTCCGTTTCCAATTTTTATACGGAGATCCATGAGTGTTTTCTGGACCGGGTGGCTTTGGGGACCGGAAGCCTGTTTACGGGCACATCCTCGGACGGAAGGCTGTTGTTTACCAATATTCCGTGCGGACAGTTCGCCTGTGCGGAGAATGCGGAAGGCCGGGTGGATACCTACGTCAGGGAGTTTACCTACACGGCTCATCAGGCACGCTCCATGTTCGGGGTGAAAGCTCTGGGGCCCAAGGCTCGGGAAGTTCTGGAGCGCGGAGGCAATCCGTATGCCACAACTCTGAGGTTTCTGCATGTTGTGCGCCCGCGCACCCGGCGCAGCCGCCGCAGGGAGCAGGCCTCCCACATGCCGTTTGAAAGCGTTTACCTGTCTCTGGACGACCAGGTGATTGTGGAGGAAGGGGGATACATGGAGTTCCCTTATCTGGTGACCCGCTTTTTGAAGTGGGGCAGCGGCCCGTACGGTCTGGCTCCCGGCAGGCTGGTGTTTCCCGCCATCCAGCAGGTGCAGTTCCTGAACCGTATTCTGGATACTCTTGGCGAGGTGGCCGCCTTTCCCCGTATTCTGGAGCTCGCCAACCAGATTGGAGAAGTGGATTTGCGGGCCGGCGGCAGGACCGTCATTACCCCGGAGGCCGCTTCCCTTCACCTTCCCCGGGAATGGGCTACGCAGGGCAGGTATGATGTTGGGATGGACCGTCTGGCACAGAAGCAGGATGCGATACGCCGTGCCTATTATCTGCCCATGCTGGAGCTTTGGAGCGGGCACCGCGGCAATATGACTGCCACGGAGGTCATGGCGCGGGAGAATGAGCGCGTCTTGATGTTTTCTCCTTCCTTCACGCTGTTTGTGAGTGATCTGTATTCCACAATGACACGCATTTTTTCCCTGCTGTTCCGGATGGGCAAGTTTCCCAGGCCACCCCGTGCGGTATTGAGGGTAGGGAGGGACGGCTCCGTTGCCGTGGGAGAACCCAGGGTTGTCTATCAGTCAAAGATTGCCCTGGTGCTCAGGCGCTTGCAGAGTGAAGGGATGGACCGCAGCCTTCAGCGGCTGAATATGATGATGCAGGCTGCCCCGGATTTGGCGGATCATGTGGACTGGGACCACTGTTTCCGCCTGTCCGCCCGTGTGGACGGCGCCCCGGAGAGCATGCTGAGGCCCTGGGCCGATGTCCGTGCCATGCGGAAGGAACGGGCGGACCTCCAGCAGGGAGCCTCCCTGGCTCCGGCGGAAGAGGATCCTTATGCTTCCCTCAATCCCTTGCTTGACCAGTTAACCGCGATTCAGAAATGAACCAGGATACGACATTGCAGCAGGAGGCCTCCGTCCGGGAGGCCCGTTTCAAAAGGCGCCAGCTTCTCCGGGTGTTTGACACCCCGGACGGGCGTGAGACTCTTTCCTTTCTGGAAGCCCGTTTCCAGACTGATTTGCCCGTTTTTCAAGGAAGTCCGGGGAATTACGATCCTCTGGATGCCATGAGGAGGGATGCCTACAGGGAGATCTTTCTGTACATCCGCCGCCAGCTTCAATTAGCCATTAAAGAAACTACAGAAGAAGAGAAAAATGATTGATTCCATTGATAACAGCATGGCCGCTCCTATCAGGGATGCGGAGGGTTCCGGGGCCGTTTCCCCGGAGACGGACGCGCTGTCCGAAACCGCAGTTCAAACTGAACCTTTTCCTCCCCTTCTGGGTGAGGACGGAGGTTTTGCTCCGGATTGGTACGCCCGGTTTGATGAGTTGAAAGGGATGGAGAAATCTCTTTCCAAGTTTAAGACGCCGGAGGCTCTGGCGAAGAGTTACGCGGAGCTGGAACGCCTGCGACGTTATCCCGGTGTGGAGAATGAAGAACAGATGGCGCGATTCCGCCGGCTGGCCGGATTGCCGGAGTCGGAGGAAGAATACCGTCTGGAACGTCCTGAATCCACGCCGGAAAGCGAATGGAATGCCGGGCTGGCAGAGCGTATGGCCCGCACGGCCTATCGTTACGGAGTACCGCCGGAGGCAATGAATGCTCTTCAGGAGACAATGGCCCAGGCATATAACGAGGCCCGTGAGCACATGGAAGATGCCCGGATGGAGATGGAAATGCAGGCGGAACAATCCCTTCAGCAGGAATGGGGTTCTAATTATGAACGCAACATGGGCAGGGCTGCTGCCGTTCTTCGGCGGCTTGCCTCTGAAACAGGGGTGGATGCGGACGCTTTACTGGATAATCCGGGACTCGGTTCCAATCCGGATGCAATCCGCCTGTTGTACCAGGCATCACGCCTGCTTGATGAAGCTCCTCTCCATCATACAGGAAATGCGGCGCCTTCCCCCGCGGAGGAAGCCATGCGGATGGAATCGGATCCATCCCATCCTCTTTATGAGGCGTATATGAATGTGAACCATCCCAATCATAGATATGCCAATGAGTTATATGATCGTTTGACTACCCGTTAA